AAGCACAGTTAGCAGCTATTAACACCTATGGTCTTAATACACTATCTGATTTTCTTCCTAAAAAACCTACAGAAGTAGAATTGCAGTGCATTAAAGAAATGTTCGAAGCAAGTGTAGATGGACAACCCTATGATAACGAAAGATGGGGACAATATTATCGTCCATATGGTTTAGATGCTCCAGCAGGTTCCTCAACCTCAAGTACGTCAACTGCTCCAGCAACTACAACACCAACACCTGCTCCGGCAACTCCAGTTGCAGAAACAGTGGCTCCTGCTCCAGTAGCAACACCAGAGGAGATGGGTGCAACACCTACTCCTACTCCTGCTCCACAGACAGAAACTGTGGCAGTACCTGAGGCACCAGCAACAGGCGGTGAAAGCAAAAGAGCTGAAGACATTTTAGCAATGATCCGTAATAGACAATCCTAATACATTTATATTGTAAATGCAACAGATAAAACCACTTTGGAGTGAGTTTGGTGATCCAGACTCACTCTCAAAAACAATTTATGTAGTAGATCATTTTTATGGCGTAAATCAAAATTATAGAAATGTATTTTTTGATAAATTAAAAGGTCAACACACAGTTATTCTAGACACAATTATTCGTGATGAAGTAAAGGCTAATTATCCAAATTTAGACTTTAGATTTAGTGCCGATGGTTGTGATAAACTACTAAATCATCTCAGTGAATATAGATACAGAGGCACAGGAAATATAAAAAACTTTCTCTGTTCTTTTAATTTATCACCACACATCTCTAGACAACTTTTAGTGGCTCTTTTGTATAATTATGGATTCTTTACAAAAGAATATTGTACAAAAAATTGGATTACAGATAATGATACACTAGGCGGCATTGTAATGAATCTTCTTAATAATAACAAAGAGGAAGAACTGTACAACAAATTTTTTAGATGTGATGAAACGTTTAACAGAAAAAAGTTTGTTTTTGCAGAAAATTTGATAGAGGGACAAGATTTATATTTAGGACATCATAAAAACTTACAAGCATTTGAATCTAAAATTAGCCAAAGTTTTTTAAACTTAATAGGAGAAACATTAAGTGAAAGTTATAATCCATTTATGTCTGAAAAGGCGTTTAATAGTATAGTAACACGTGGAATATTTTTAATGTTTGGACAACCTGGTTGGTATAATTTTTATGAAAAAAATCTTGGATTTAAACTACATAATGATTTATTTGATTATAGTTTTGATAAAATTGAAAATCCAGTAAAACGACTTATAAAAATATTTGAGACGATTTCAAAATTCAGTATCCTCAATATGAATGATTTACAAGATTTGTATTACACACAAAAAGATATATTAGAATATAACTATAACCATTATTTTAGCAAAGACTACCTAAAACTCATGAAACAGTTTGACAATATAACAGATATATAGTATAGTAAAAGAATAGGCACACAGGAGATAAACATGGGCAAACCTTTTGACGTAAGTAAATTTAGAAAAGATATAACAAAAAGTATAGATGGACTAAGCATAGGATTTCACGATCCTACAGATTGGATTAGTACAGGAAGCTATGCATTAAATTATTTAGTAAGTGGAGATTTCCATAAAGGTGTTCCTATGGGAAAGGTGACTGTATTTGCAGGTGAATCAGGTGCAGGCAAAAGTTACTTTGCAAGTGGAAATATTATAAGGAATGCACAAGAGCAAGGTATATTTGTTGTATTAATAGATAGTGAAAATGCATTAGACGAAAGTTGGTTACAGGCACTTGGTGTAGATACAGAAGAAAGTAAATTATTAAAACTTAGTATGAGTATGATTGATGATGTAGCAAAAACACTTAGCACATTTATGAAAGATTATAAAGCAATGCCAGACGAAGAAAGACCTAAGGTATTATTTGTAATTGATAGTTTGGGAATGTTACTAACTCCTACAGATGTAGATCAATTTGATGCAGGTAATATGAAAGGTGATATGGGTAGAAAGCCTAAGGCACTTACTGCACTTGTACGTAATACAGTAAACATGATTGGTAGTTATAATGTAGGTATGGTATGTACTAACCATACATATGCATCGCAAGATATGTTTGACCCTGATGATAAGATATCAGGTGGACAAGGGTTTATATATGCAAGTAGTATTGTTATTGCTATGAGAAAATTAAAACTCAAAGAAGATATAGATGGCAATAAAACCACAACTGTAAATGGTATAAGAGCAGCTTGTAAAGTTATGAAAACTCGTTATGCAAAACCATTTGAAGGAGTGCAAGTAAAGATTCCATATGAAACAGGCATGGATCCTTATAGCGGATTACTAGACTTGTTTGAAGCAAAAGGATTACTTACAAAGCAAGGCAACCGTTTAAAGTATACAACGACTGCAGGTGTAGAAATGTTAGAGTTTCGTAAAGGTTGGACCGGCGATAAACTAGAAGCAGTTATGCAGGATGTTTCTGCACAAGATGGACTAAGTATAGACGATATATCAGAGGCGAAAGAATACATAGAAGAAAATACATTATCTACGCCATTATCAGAATATAAAGCAATAGAGGAAGAGAATGGAAGCACCAATTAAATTAGTATATGAAATATTAAAACAATATATACCTGCTAAAGAAATGCAAAATGCTACTGATCACTTAGTAGATGATTTGCAAGAAATATTAGATGAAGAAGATCTAATCAAATTAGGCGGGTTAGATGAATATATGAAAAGCAGTGTGGAAGAAATTGTTGGCGAAGTAGAAGAAGATTTTGAGGAAGAGGATTTGTATTGAGCCAGTGGTACAACAGAGTTGTAAATAACATTGCCGAAATTCCAGGTTTCATAAATTTTTATGAAAGCGAACTGGAAGAAGCAAAACGTGAATGCAATGTAAAAGGCATTGTAGAAAAAAATATTACTGCATTGCCCGGTATTACAGAACATAGATTTAATCAATTACAAGAAATAGAAGCAGTACTAAACTACCTTAACATACAGTTACGTAAAATACGACGTAAACATTTCCAAAAATATTTAGAAGGATATGCCCGTGCATTAACAAGCCGTGATGCAGAAAAATACGTTGACGGTGAAGACGAAGTTATTGACTTTGAAACTATTATCAACGAAGTTGCATTGCTCAGAAACCGTTGGCTAGGTATAATGAAAGGCTTAGATACTAAACAATGGCAAATGGGCCATGTAGTAAGACTACGTACTGCAGGTATGGAAGACATAAGAATTGACTAGAGAAGTTGCCAAATGGGACAATCAAGCAAGTCATAATCATAGTCTTCTTACATTGAATTTACTAGATCAATTTGATGACTTTAAACTTAGTATTAAGCATATGGCTGACTTTGGGTGCGGCAAAGGATTAGATTTAGAATTCTGGGCAAATATGCACGAATGGACCGAAGACGGTGAGCCAGGGCCTAAATTAAATTTTAATTGTGTAGGATTTGATTTAGATGCAGAAAATAATACTCCTAGTAGAAAAAATATAAAATATAAAAATCACGACTTTAATAAAGATAATATTATTTGGAGTGTACCGTTTGATGTTGTGTGGTGTCATAATCTTATGCAACACATATACAGTCCAGTAGAATTTCTAGGGCGTGTCAATCGTGCTATGTCTACAGGCAGTATGTTATATTTGTGTGTGCCTTCAACTGTAAGTGTATATCAAAACAGATTTCAAAATTATACACCAGGACAAAATTATAACACATTTACTGCAAGTCAAATATTATATCTACTAGCACTAAATGGTTTTGACGTAAAAGATTTTTACTTACAAAAAGAAAAGTATACAGACTTAATACAAGTTTTAACTTACAAAGAACGTGAACCTTTGCCTTACAATACGACTTGGTATGAAATGGTAGACATGGACATACTTAACGAAAATATGAAAGAAGTAATACTTGGTAATGGAATTTTATCTGACCAAGGCTTAGTAACTAAGTGGTTAGACGGTACAGTATATGATTATAGGTGGCACACTTGACAACCCTGGTTCTTGTTACAGGAGGTTTCGATCCTCTTCATAGTGGACATATCGCTTATTTCAAAGCTGCAAAACAATTAGCAAGTTACGGAGGCAAACTAATTGTTGGTGTAAACAGTGATGCTTGGTTACAACGTAAAAAAGGCAAACCTTTTATGCCTTATAAAGAACGTAGTAAAATAGTACAAGAACTTAGTTGTGTGGATAGATGTATTAGTTTTGATGACAATGACGATACTGCAAATGGTGCAATACTTAATGTAGTCACACAGTTTAACTTTACAAAATTAATATTTGCAAATGGTGGTGACAGAACACAAGGCAACTGTCCTGAATATGATGCTTGGAAAACGGACAAACGTATTCAGTTTGAATATGGTGTCGGTGGATTCGACAAAGCAAATAGTAGTAGTTGGATATTAAAAGATTGGTCTGCACCTAAAGTAAACCGTGATTGGGGTTACTATCGTAATTTATATAATGGCGATGGGTTTCGTGTAAAAGAATTAGTTATAAATCCACACAGTAAGTTGTCTATGCAAAAACATGAACATAGGAGTGAAACTTGGAATTTGGTTTCAGGAACTGCTAAATTGTATATAAGCAACAGACAGATGCCAGTAGATCCAGCAGTATACACTTTGTCAGTACAAAATCCTATAGACATACCTAGTGGCGTATGGCACCGAGGTGTAAATGATTCTGATTATCCTGCACATATTGTAGAAATTTGGAAAGGCCCCAGCGAGTTATTATCCGAGGACGATATACGTCGCTGGGATCCTATCAAGCAAAGCTAGGCAGTACGCATTGATAACATGCGAAAGTTCATGAATTTACGAACTCTAGCACGGTCACGTGCCTTGCAAAACCTTTTCCATGAAAATGGTCTGTAAGTCATTAGTCACCCTCCCTAGTTAATAGTTAAGGTGCGTTCCTTCAGCGATTGCTTACTTCCGCCCTTACGGGTGAACGTATATATATTTATTAATTTACATACATAATTTCTG